TGTTGCTGATGCAGATGTAGAAAGTGGTGTTCAGGACTCTTTGTCCGTGGATGAAGCAAAAAGTCAAGTAGAGGCAGACGCTAGAGCGCAAGATGCTATGGCCCAATTAGCAGATCAACTATCTCTAGCTCAAGAAGAAGCAATGTCTGCAAGATCAGCAGAAGAAAAAGCTGAAGGTCTACAAACCCTAATGGACATGGGTATATATGGATATAATGAAGCTGTTGATAGAGGATTTCTAGAGGCTATTGAAAGAGCAGAAAGAGATTTTGATGTTCGTCAAGCTTATGAGATAGCAGAAAAATATGGCCTTGAGCCTACTCAAGTTACTCCAGCTTTTATGGACCCCACTGGAGTTAAAACAATAGGTTATAGAGGACCGGGGTCAACTAAAGCAGCTTTTACTGGAATAGGTAGGGGCGCTGCTATGCTTGGTGCTAATTTAATAGAAATGTATCCTAGTCCACTAAATCTATTAGCTAATGTTGCAAGAGAAGAGTTTGATATAAAAATGCCAAGCTTAAATTTAACAGATAAAGTAACAAGTTATTTTGATAGTTTGGCAGCATCTCAAAAAGAAGCAAACATAGCAGCTAGAGGAGCAACTGATCCAAGCACTGCTGGTATGATAGATGATGTTGAAGAAGAAGACTCAGAAAAAGGAGCCTTCTCTTCATTTGCTTCTCCAACAGGATTTGAAGCTCCAGAATCTACTTATGATTATGGTTTCCCCGATTCTGGTGGTGTACCTCTAGCACCTCCAATTCCATCTGTTCCCACTGTAGCTCCTGAACCAGCAGCAGAAGTTGTTACTCCTGAACCAAGAGTTAGAACAGCAGCAGAAAATACTCGTAGTATATTAGAGGGTATATATGGTAAAGAAATTACAGACGATCTTTTACCACCTAGAACAGATTTAAGTAGGATAGTATAATGGCAACAGAACGTAATCCCTTTGATCGTATACCAGAACAGGAAACAAATGTCGTACCTCTTACCCCTGAGTCAGAAGATATTGATGCTACTTTTGAAGTGGACGATGACGGTAATGTTATCGTTGATTTTTCTGATCCTGTAGAAATGGAAGCCTCTGAAGATATTGCTGAATGGTATGGCAATATGGCAGAGAAGATGGACGAGGATGAACTGGCAGAGATTGCTGGTGATATAATAGAAAACTTTGAGGCTGATAAAGATTCCCGTTCAGAGTGGGAGTCTATGTTTGAACGTGGTTTTGATCTTCTAGGTCTAAAGTTAGAACAAGGGTCTGAACCATTTGAGGGTGCGTGTACTGCTGTGCATCCCTTATTGATTGAGTCAGCAGTTAAGTTTCAGTCCAAAGCATCTGGTGAATTGTTTCCTGCCAATGGCCCAGTAAAGGCTCGTATACTTGGTAAGTCTACACCAGAAAAAGAACTACAAGCTAATCGTGTACAGAACTTCATGAACTATCAGGTAACAGAGCAGATGCCTGAATACTTTGATGAGTTTGAAAGAATGCTATTCCATCTACCGCTGATTGGTTCTGCATTTAAAAAACTGTACTACGATGCCACTGTGAAGCGTCCTAAGTCAGAGTTTATTCCTATAGATCAATTCTATGTTTCATACTATGCAACTGATCTTTCAAATGCAGATCGCTACACACATGTTATCTATCGTAGCCCTGTAGAGCTACAACGAGATATAAGGGCTGGTGTATATGAAGATGTTGAGCTAGGCTCTCCTGCTTCCTACCCCACCACCTCTTTCAGTGAGAAGATGGATACGATCATTGGTTTGTCTCCTATGTCAGACCATGACCCACAGTATGTTCTACTAGAGCAACACTGCTATCTTAATATTGAAGATGAAGAAGAAGCCTGTCCGTACATTGTAACTGTTGAGCAACAGTCCAGACAGGTGCTGAGTATCCGTAGAAACTACAAGCAAGATGACCCGAACAAAGAAAAAATAAATCACTTTGTACATTATAGATTTGTTCCCGGCTTTGGTTTTTATGGCCTAGGTCTTATACACTTCCTTGGTAATCTAACAATGAGTGCAACGGCAGCTATGCGTTCCCTCATAGATGCTGGACAGTTTGCCAATTTACCGGGGGGATTTAAGGCCAAGGGAGTCAGGATGGTTGGTGACAATGATCCTATAGCTCCCGGCGAGTTCAAGGAGGTTGAAGCAACTGGTGTAGATTTATCAAAGGCTATTATTCCCCTTCCCTACAAAGAGCCTTCCTCTACTCTATTCCAAATGCTGAACTTCGTAGCTACTGCTGGTCAGAAGTTTGCGGACAGCACAGAGCAAGTTATCTCTGATGCTGCCTCCTATGGACCCGTTGGCACCACTATGGCTTTGCTTGAAGCAAGCAGTAAATTCTTCACAGCAATTCATAAGCGACTGCATAAGTCTCAGAAAGATGAGTTCCGTATTCTTGCTCGTATTGACTATGACTATCTTCCTAGTGAGTATCCGTATGATGTTCCTTACGAAGATCGTAGTATCTTCAAGAATGACTTTGATGGTCGCATAGATATTATTCCTGTATCTGATCCTAATATTCCTAGTAACGCACATCGTATGATGATGGCAAACATGGCACTACAGATGGCGCAGCAATCACCACCGGGTATGTTTAATCTGGAAGCCCTAAATAGAACTATTCTTAATGCCTCTAACATGCCTAACGTAGATGAGATACTTCCACCAAAGATTGAGCCTCAAGCTCTTGATCCAGTATCTGATATTATGGCAGCGACGAAAGGCATACCTATTGCAGCCTTTCCCGGTCAGAATCATGATGCACATATGCAGGTAAAGATGGCATATCTTCAAGATCCGATGAATGGTGCTAATCCAATTATGCAACGTATTACTCCAATACTTCAAGCTAATATTCAAGAACACTCTGTGATGAAATACCAAGAACAAATGGTTGGTATTTCTGAAGAGCTTATGCAACAGGCTCCTGATCAGGCTGGTAATCCCGCTGTGATTGAGATGGCAATGGCACAAGCTGCACAGCAGGTGATGAACGCCAATCAAGCAATGGGTCAAGCACAGTCACCTGAACAACAGCTTGTTGCTCTTGAACAGGCAAAGGTTGAGCTAGAAAAGCAGAAGCTTCAGTCTGATACAGTAACAGATGCAGCAGAGCTTGAGATTAAAAACAAAGAACTTGAGATTAAAGAGACTGCACAGATTATTGAAATGCTTAAAGCATCTGCAACAGCTAACTCAAGAGAAGCACAATCTCAACTTAATCGTGAATCTAAAGAAGCAATGAAAGAAGCTGAACTAGCTACACGTAAAGAAATTGAAGAGGCAAAGATTGCCGCTGATATGTTAAGAAAACAAATGGACGATGATAAAGAAATGGACATGGCTGCATTAGAAAATCTTACGCAGTTTGCTAGTGAACAAATGAAGGAGACTAACAATGATGAAGAAAGGTAAAGGATATCCTTTTCACGTAAAGGATACTCAGAAAGGCTATGGTGATGCTTATGCTCAAGAGATTACGGGTGGTCGGGCCATTCGTAGTGAGCTAAACCAATGGGAGGATGACTCTTGGAAAACTCCAGAACCTATTAAACCTTCTCGCAAAAGTACCATCTATAACTAAGTATGGACATTTGGGACGAAGTAATAACTGAGTTTAATAACGAGATTAATAATCTGAGAGTAACACTAGGTAATGGGTCTGCTGAAGACTATCCACATTACCGTCAGATTGTTGGTTCTATTTCTAGCCTTGAATGGGCCAGAGATAATTTAACACAAATAATTAAAAAACGAATATATATGGAGGACGAAGACTAACAATGCAACAAGTAGGTTTAGGTGGCGCACTAAAAAATGATTTGTGGATAACTGAGGATGACGCCCCCGATCCCAGCCCACTACCCACTCTACCGGGATTTCACGTTTTGGTGCGCCCCGTTTCAGTAAAGAGTGTAACAAAAGGCGGTATCTTTATACCGGATTCAACTAAAGATGATATGTCTTATCTCACCACTGTCGCACAGGTTCTAGCGTTAGGAGACTTGGCATATATGGATAAAGAAAAGTTTCCAGCAGGAGCATGGTGTAACATAGGTGACTATGTGTGCTATGGTAAACACGCAGGAACTAAGTTGTTTTACAAGGGTGTACGTCTTATACTTTTATTTGATGATCAAATCATTATGAAGGTAGAAGAACCTAAAGACCTTGATCCAACTTTTAATTTAGGAAAAGGCTCTAGTTGATTTGGGAAATCTAGACTTTTGTGATATAATAATATAAACGTAATCGTTTGTGTCGTTAACAACGGAGAGTAAAATGAGTAACGAAAATGATGGTTGGGAAACCGTTACGGTCCCAGAAGGTGAACAAGAAAATAAACAAGTTGAATTTGAGATTGAAGAAGAACAAGAAGAAATAAAAGTAGAAGAAGAACAAGAACAACCAACTGTTGAAGCTGTACAAGAAGAAGTTCAAGAAGAACCTGCACAAGAAGAACAGCCAAAAGAACTAGAAGGTATAGAAACTAAAGGTGCTGAAAAAAGAATTAGGCAACTAATTAGACAGCGCAAAGAACGTGAAGAACAAATTGAAGCTCTTATAAAACAAAATGAAGAGCTAAAAACAAATCTAGCAGCTAAAGATAATGAAGTTGATAGTATTGCAACTCGTAGTCTTGATGCTAATGAAAGACAGTTAACTCAAAATATGGAGCTTGCTAGGCAAGCCTATATGGAAGCCTTTGAAGATGGAGATAAAGAGAAAGTTCTTAAAGCTCAAGAGATATTAAATAATGCTCAAGCAGATTTAAAAACTATTCAAAATTATAAAAATAATCTTGCTAAAAAACTTGAAAAGAAAGAAAAACAAGTTGAGGCTTCACCTGAACCTGTTCAACCACAACAACAAGCTTACGATCCAAGAGCAAATGAGTGGGCGCAAAAAAACCAGTGGTTTGGTCAGGATACAATTAAAACAGCAGCAGCACTTGCTCTGGATGCAGAATTGAAAGAACAAGGATATAATCCAAATGATGAAGAATTTTACGAAGAAATTGATCGACGCCTTGAAGCGGCCTTTGGTCAAACTTCAAACCGTGTGCAGGAAACTGAGGAACAAAGTAACTCAGGCACGTCACAACCTGCTCAA